TTCTACCTGATTAAATGTGAAGACAGTTACTACGAGCGCATGGAAGACGAAGTTTACATTTTACAGGACGACAACAATGAAACCTGAACACGAACAATTTAAAAAGAACCTAGACGGCTCGACTAAGCGAGTGATAATCGGCTACATTCAAGAGCACCGTGCGAATGAGGACATGAGGTTTGGTGAGTGGTTGTACCTAGTGTTATCAAGGGCCTTGTTTGCCGATAATAAAGAGACCATCCCAAGTCCTGAACAAATTGGGATGAAGCTGTATAAGATTGATGACTACGAATTGTCTCAGCTTATTAAACAGGAGATTGAACAATGACCAAAAAACGCTATAAGTTCATGTACGAGGACGGCAAGAAACTTAAGTCAAAACATGGTGATGAGAGGTTTGATATTGGCAAGTGGTATCACCTCGACAAGGAAAGAGACGTCAAGTTGTGTTCCTACGGTTTTCACTGTTCAAAACAGATCAATCAAGCATTCTCATATATACCGGGTGATGTATTGGCTGTTGTTGAAGTTAATGGTGATCACGATGATTCCGACGACAAGGAGTGCTACCGCTCAATGAAAATCATTAAGGCATATAAGTGGACAGAGTTAGACAGCGTTGCGCTTGCGGTGTTTGCAGCCGAACAGGTTATCGGTATTTTTGAGAAAGAATACCGCGATGATGATCGCCCACGAAAGGCTATAGAAGCCGCCAAAAGGTACTTAGAAAACCCAACCGATAGAAACGCCGTCGATGCCGCCCATGCCGCCGCCGATGCCGCCGATGCCGTCGATGCCGCCGATGCCGCCGCCCGTGCCGTCGCCCGTGCCGCCCATGCCGCCTATGCCGCCGATGCCGCCTATGCCGCCGCCGATGCCGTCGATGCCGCCGATGCCGCCTATGCCGCCGTCGATGCCGTCGATGCCGCCGATGCCGCCTATGCCGCCGATGCCGCCCATGCCGCCCTAGTCAAGATAATAGAAAAGTGGATGGTCGAAAGAGTAGGGAGCCTTGAGGAAATAACATGATTACTCCACTTGAACCCCATCAAATTTTCGTTTTCGGCTCTAACAGTGACGGCATTCATGCTGGCGGAGCCGCTAGACAAGCCCTAGAGTGGGGCGCGGTCATCGGCATAGGTCATGGGCTTATGGGTCAAACCTACGCCATAGATACCATGAGTGGCCTGCACGCTATTTACTTGCAGGCGCTGCAATTCAAACAGGTAGCTGAGTTGTTGCCAGACAAAGAGTTCCTGCTCACGCCAGTTGGCACAGGTATAGCTGGCTACACCGAAGGCCGTATCGCACCTTTTTTTGAGAGTTTACCAAGTAATGTAACTAAAGTAGGATGGAGTAAACAGAAAATGAGTAACGGCAAGTGAGTAGAGCTTCAACTAGACCGTATAAACGAGGAGGACAGACAATGATTAAACCCACAACAGGTCAAAATAACTTAAACAAGGAGGCTAACATGGCCAAAGAGAATACAATAGAACTAAACGGTAAAAAGTACATCGAATACGATGAGTATAAAAAAGGCTTAAAGCCAGCCGTAGAAACAGACCACGTCATTGTGATAGCGCAGCGTGGCTGGATATTTGAGGGCTACAAGGACAAATCAGTTAAAGACAAAATCCAGCTACTAAATGCCAATGTCGTACGTTCATGGTCAAACGGTAGGGGTATCGGTGGGCTGACGCTCTACGCACATAAAGGTGATTACAAGCTTGACACAGTAGGTACAGTTTCGTTCCCGAACGAAGGGGTAATCTGCACTATCGACATAGTAGAGTGGTAATCATGGGTTACGTCAGAAATCCTAATAGTGCGGATGAAGTTCAGCCAATGGTATTGCAAGACACGTCGTACGGCTACGGCGACGGCGACGGCTACGGCTACGGCTACGGCTACGGCAACGGCTACGGCTACGGCAACGGCTACGGCTACGGCTACGGCAACGGCGACGGCGACGGCTACGGCTACGGCTACGGCAACGGCTACGGCTACGGCAACGGCTACGGCTACGGCTACGGCTACGGCTACGGCGACGGCTACGGCGACGGCAACGGCAACGGCTACGGCGGTATCCTATGACAAAGCAGCCAAGCACAATACTACTAAGCGAGCGTTCTTTGTAGGGCTTGGGGCTTAATTTAGATAATAACGAAAGGTGAGCAGATGGCTTTAGCAAGAAAAGTACAACTAACTGCGTTTCAAGGTCAGCTTGTAGGTAAGGCTATGGATTGGCCAGCTGAGATGATCGGTCAAGACATCTACCTTGTAATGGATATGGAAATGCCTAGCTACGAAACGGAAAAGGCTAGCAGCATCAAAGTGTACGAGTCTACCCCTAAAAAGTGTAGATTCCAATTCACCGGCGGCTACTCAATGGCCGGTGACATGCCCGCAATCTACAAACTTGTTGAGGTGTCGTCGTGAAAATTATATACAGGAAAGGTGAGCAAGAATCATGGCGGACTTAAAAACTCTAAGATTAACAGCAAAAGATTTTAAAAAAGGCAATAGCTACTGGTCTGTCTACATAGGTAAGACTGACGTATCTGATTACGATGGTGAACATGTTGCAAAAGATAGCTAACGACATTCGACATTGGATCTTAGGCTCACCGAGGATAGACCCGACAAGCTGGAAGCAGATTGATGTTATACAGTATAATGATATTTACATAGAAATAATGCAAGATATGGACGATCCTAATAACTACTCTGTTTCATGGATGCAGTGGATGCCTAACGGTTTTCCAGTAAGGGAGGTCAAACAGATACATGGGAATGACAAGCGAACAAGCAAAAGAAGTAGCACGTAAGCTTCGTGAGAAGTTTGGTGATGATTATTACAGCAAAATAAGTAAAGGCCAGAAACGCAATACGGTCGGCTTTGCGCATGGTAAAGTTGACCCTCGCGTAGCTGGCGCTAAGGGTGGTAAGTCTAAGAAAAAATAGTTTGCATAAGCATGAACACTAATGTATAATCAGTAGTGTTAAAAAGGAACAACTATGGATAAAGTAAAAAACCCGACTACGACGTTGGGCAAGAAGTTCAACGATATGGTTGACAGCTTAGAAGAATGCCCACATCCAGAGCTAGTAAGCCGAACGGTGTCTATGACAATGTATAACCTAGTAAAGGTTGAATTGTGTCTTGCTTGCGGTGACGTGACCACAACACACATGCGGAGGGAACATGTCTCTGAATAGCAAACTGCTCAACATCCAGCAAGAGTTGAAGGCTGAGAAGTCTCTGCATAATAAGTTTGGTGGATTCAACTATAGAAGCGCTGAAACAATACTCGAAGCACTTAAGCAACACCTAAAGAAGCACGAGCTGATCCTGACTATGAGCGACGAAGTAATCGCGATCGGTGATCGTGTGTATGTACGCTCAACTGCACGATTGGTAACTACAGGTGAAGAAGCTGAACAGGTCGGCGAAGTGCACGGTTGGGCTCGAGAGCAGTTAGAGAAGAAAGGTATGGACGCCTCGCAGATTACTGGCGCAGCATCGTCATACGCTCGTAAGTACGCTCTGTGCGGTCTTTTTGCCATAGACGATGGAAGAGACGCGGATAGTCAAGATAACAGCACACAGGCCTCAGAAACGGCTCAGGAGCAAAGTATGGGTAGTCAGGACTTTCCAGCTACCACAAAGCAAAAAGCTTTTATGCTGAAACTATGGGCTGAGATCACCGAAGATGACGACTTCCAGCAGTGGTATAAAGCTGAGTACAATGAAGAAGCCAGCGCCATGACAAGCGAACGCGCGTCAGAGGTCATCGACCGCCTAAAGGAGAAAAACGTATGAGCATGTCTAAGAAGATCGGAATACTGCGTCGACAAGGTAAAACCAACGCTCAGATAGCACGCCACCTAAAGGTCAGTGTTGAAACGATTGAGGCTATCATGCAGATAGAGAGCTTTGCGAAGTGAAAGCAAACACCCACTCATCTAAAAAGGCAAAGGGCAAGCGTCTCGAACAAGCCGTTGCAAAGGCCTACAGACAGTACGAAGTAGACGAGACAGCACGCCCGATGCCTATGAGTGGAGCTATGACACACTTTAAGGGTGACGTATTCAAGCAGAACGATTACATGTTTGTCGATGAGTGCAAAAACACTGAACGTATCAAGTTTTGGGATTTTTGGGAACAGGCTGTTAGCCAAGCGTCAAACGGCAGAAAGCCTGTACTTCACGTATCCGCTAACCATCGGCCGATAGTAACGTGCATAAGCCTTGAGGATTATATGGATATGAGAAAATCTGTATTAGACTTAGAGAACTACGTCAATGAGTTAGAAAGACGACTCGATGCCTAAATCGTTTGCTGCACGCAGCCTGGACCTTCTATTACCCATAGTCATAGTTGTTCCTTCCAGGCTGCGTAGAGTAAAGGAGACACTATGAGAATAATATTTGTCGGCAATTTTACCGTTAATTACAGCTCAGAGAATCACCATAAGCAATCATTAGAAGCACTCGGCCATACCGTCGTACCACTACAGGAAGGCACCGCTAGCACTAAGCAGATATTCAAGGCCGCTATAGGCGCCGACGCACTTGTGTGGGTACATACGCATGGCTGGATGACGGACCAGAGGTATATCACAACTGAGAAGCTATTCCAGAACCTTAAACATATCGGCATACCAACACTTACTTATCATCTCGATCTGTGGAGAGGCTTAGCAAGGGAAAAAGATCTAGCAGAGGATCCGTTTTACTCGCACATTGAGCACTTTTTCACAGTCGACAAGCTTATGGCTGATTGGTTTAACGACAACACAGATGTCAAAGGTCACTTTATGCCACCAGGAGTATTACACACCGAATGTGTCATCAGAGAACCGCAAGAAGTAGAGTACGAGGTCATCTTTGTGGGGTCTAAGGGCTACCATCCGGAGTGGCCATACCGACCACAGCTTATTGACTGGTTACGCGAGACGTATGGCAGCAAGTTCTTACATGTTGGTGGTGATGGCGATACTGGTACAGTCAGAGGATTAGGACTAAACCAGATATACGCAAATGCGAAAGTAGCCGTTGGTGATACGTTAAACATCGGTTTCAACTATCCTTACTACACCAGTGATAGGCTGATGGAGTCTACTGGTAGAGGCGGTTTTACTATTTACCCTCGGATTAAGGGACTAGATGATCTGTATGAAGATGGCAAGGAAGTAGTCTACTACAAGCATGGTGACTTCGATGATTTAAAAGAGAAGATTGACTATTACCTCACACATGACGAAGAGCGACAGCGCATCAGGCTGCTTGGCCACAAACGAGCCATGATTGATCACACCTACATGCATAGATGGTCGAGCATACTGGAGGTCATAAATGGATGACATGGTAAAAACTCATATTAATGGCAAGTGGGATCTTTGGCTAACCAAGCCGCGGTCAATGCGCGAGCAATGGGATATAGATAACGGTGGTTGGGAAGTCAAGCGTATGGAAGCCTTGCACGATGTTATTGCCACCGACGACGTTGTGTATTACGTTGGCTCAGAGGTAGGAGACTTAGCAGCGTTGTGCCAAACGTGGGGCGCTGGAATGGTTTTATTCGAGCCAAACCCAAAGGTGTGGAGTGGCACGCGCGCAATATGGGAAGCTAACAATTTGAAAACGCCTATATGCATTGAAGGCTTTGCAAGCGATCAGACAACGACATGGGACAGCGATTATATATACGTTGGCAAATGGCCAGAGAACGCGTCTAGGCCGATTGAAGGTGCACACGGCTTTAAAGAGTTGGATAAGGAAGGCCAATCGTATCCACAGATACGGATAGATGATGTATATGCTAATAAGCGGATACCGCCGCCTACGATAATCGCCTTAGATGTTGAAGGCTCTGAGGGTAGGGTACTACGAGGCGCTGAGCAGACGTTGGCTAAACACCGTCCAACTATCTTTCTGTCCTTGCATCCAGAGTTCTTACACGAACAGTATGGGGAGTGGGGCGCTGAGCTAAGAAAATGGATCATAGATATTGGCTATGAGGAAACACTGCTCGAGTACCCGATGCATGAAGTTCATTTAATGTACACAGGTAAATAAGGAGGCATTATGTCAAACAATATTAAACCTATCCAATATCGTAGAGTCTACAACGAGAAAGGCGACTTTGAGCAGCTTGAGCTGAGTCAGGATGGAAACGTTATCCAAATCAGTCTTGCGCATCCGACTCCACACTATAGTGGTTATCGTTGGGATGAGGTCAAAGACATCATTGACAAGCACCAAAAAGCAGTTACATCTGAGACGAGTAAGAACATAGAGGAATCATACAAGTAGATGATCGCGTATTTCTACTCACCAAATATAGAAGCCAATGTTATGCACCAGTGGGACGCAGGATTGTTGACAGACTTCCTAATGGGTGAGTTGTGGCGTCCACCTAACTTTGAGACGTTTGCCATAAAAGAAGTACGTAAACTCTCAAAATGCGATCGTGCCCTTGTAGCGATACCTGCAGCACACAACTATGAATACGTTGATGAGATAAACAAAGAGCTGAACAAGATCGACCGTGTTGTCTTATTCCTGAATGGCGACGAAGAGAATAAGTTTGACGTCGATGCTATTGATCACCCAAACATTGAGATATGGGTACAGTACGCACATCCAGACAAGCACAATGAATACAACCGCTACGGCACAGGCTATCCTGCTCATATGTCAGAACACATGAAGGAGATGCCGTACTATAAAGTGATAGACGTATTCTTCTCTGGTCAGTTAGTTCATAAGCGCCGAATGCAGATGTGGGATAAGATGAAACGCTACGAGATTGGACACGAGTGTAAGCTCGAGGGCTCAAAGGGTTTCGCCCAAGGTCTAGAGCATGGGGAATACTACCGTTGGATGTCTAAAGCTAAGTTTGCGCCGGCACCATCGGGCACTGTTCATCCAGATAGTTTTCGATTCTTTGAGGCGCTTGAGTGTATGGCGCTAGTGTTAGCTGATGAGGAAAGCCCATCAGGTCATATTAAGAGCTATTGGGAATGGATGTTTAAACAGGTACTACCAGTCATAAGAGTTCATAATTGGGAAAGCAGCATAGGCTACATGAATGACGCCTACGACGAATGGGACCAGCGTATACAAGCGCAAACTGTCTGGTGGATAAACTGGAAGCGTAACTTTTCATACACGGTTATGGAGCAACTACTAGCATGATCACTGTTATAATCCCAACAAGTCCCATTAAGTCGCATCCAGATACAAGTTTTATAGAAGAAACCATTGCGTCTGTGCGGCACCACCTTCCAGACGCCGAAATAATCATAACGTTTGACGGCGTAAGAGAAGAACAGGCCGACTATACCGATAGGTATAACGAATATAAGAATAAGATGCTGTGGAAGTGCTTGCATCAGTATGAGAATGTACTACCTATAGTATTTGATGAGCACAAGCATCAGAGTGGGATGATCAAGGAAGCCATTAACGAGGTACGAACGCCCCTTATGCTTTATGTAGAACATGACACCCCTTTAGTGACAGACCGTAAGATAGATTGGGAAGAATTAACGAGTTTTATTACAGATGGTCACGCGTATACAATAAGGTTGCACCACGAATCGAAGATACTTGATGTGCATCAGTACCTCACAATTGGCTACAATGGCAACTTTGCCAAGACGTATCAGTGGAGCCAGAGGCCGGCTTTGTCATCAGTCTTATATTACAAAGAAGTGGTACTGCCGAACATACCTGATAATAACTTCATAGAAGACCAATTTTATGGCAAGGTAGCCAACGATTATTTAGAGAACGGTGAGCAAGGTTGGTTTATGCATCGACTCTGGATATACCATCCTAAGGGCAATATACAGCGAAGTTACCATCTAGATGGAAGGCAAGGTGAGAGAAAGTTTACCTCTGACGATGAGGTATGGCAATGACTCGAACTACACTGTCACCAATATTTAGATTCTCTAAAAGTTTTGTAATTGAATCTGACGGCTGTTGGGTGTGGCAGCGTTATACGAACAGAGGTTATGCTAGATTTAATAGCGGATCAAAAATCGTCGATGCACACCGCTGGCTATACCAGCAGGTATTTGGCCCTCTGACCAACAGACAACATCTAGATCATTTGTGTAGGAATAGGGCTTGTGTTAATCCGCGACACTTGGAGATAGTTGATAATTACACGAATTGGTCTAGAGGCAATTCTTTGACTAGGAAGAAGTCAAAACAAACACACTGTATACGAGGACACGAGTTATTTGGTGATAACTTGTCTATCCTGCAGAAGAGTGGTAGAGCTCAACGGCGGTGTAAAAAGTGCCATGCAATGTACGAGAGCAAGTATAGAAAGGCAAAAAATGGTGAAGGATTTTAGACTCGGCCTAATTGTACGGGCCGACAAAACCGGACTCGGCTACCAAAGCCGTTCATATTACAAGCACCTCAATCCCGACAAAGTGCTATTAGTAGACATCTCAAAATACAACCAGCAACCGCAATACTATGGGTGGTACCAGAACTACCAACTGTCTAAAGGCTTTCCAGACGAACGACTAATGCGTGGCTTTTTAAAAGACCTCGACATCGTCCTAACTGCCGAGACGCCATACAACTACAGTTTCTACGCCATCGCTAAGGAAATGGGAGTGAAGTTCGTGGTGGCCCCAAACTATGAGTTCTTTGACCACTTCGACAAACCACAATTACCAATACCAGACGCTCTATTTGTTCCAAGCATGTGGCACTATAAAGAGTTAGCCCAATGGGCGAAAGAGCATAATGTGTTCTGCAAATATATGCATCATCCAGTAGACCTCGAAGAAGTACCATTTAAACAGCGCACAACTACGTTCCACTATCATGTAGCCGGCAAGATAGCAGCCAACGATAGAAACGGCACTGAGATCTATCTACAGGCTTTTCCAAATGGCCGCATAACAACACAGACAGACGACACAGCAAGAAGAATCCAGCGTCGCTACCACCAAGTAAGAATTAAACAAAACCTTACGCACAACTACGAGCTATATGACACTGGCGATATACTGATCTACCCAAGGCGCTACGGTGGCAACTCACTTGTGCTGAATGAAGCTCTGGCGGCTGGATGTCCAGTTATCATGCCAAACACCTCGCCAAACGATGTCCTACTACCACAGGAATGGCTTGTTAAAACTCATACACAAAACAGATTTACTCCAAGAACGGTTGTCGATTTATATACAGTTAATCCACAAGACCTCATCTATACATACGAGCAAGTAGCAGGTAATATAGAAGCATATAGCAGACAAGCATATGAAATCGCGCAAACAATTAGTTGGCAACAAAGGAAGCAGGAATGGGTGGACACACTGGTAGACGTTCTACAATCTTAGTAATCGCACAAGTAGAAGATCCGTATCACATTGAGCGCGAGATAGAGAAACAAACAGTTCAGCCTGATTACATGTATATCTACCATGATAAGCATCCCGCAAAAGGTATAAATAACCGCCGTAAGCGTATAGCCAGAAACCACAAAATACTGAAAGACGCTGTAGCCTCTATACAGTGCGATTATGTCTGGCAGGTAGAAGGAGACTGCATACTACCAGAAAACGCCTTAGAACGCCTGATAATAGGCTTAGACGAGCTTCGAGAAGAAAGGGTAGGCTTCCTATCGGCCGCACAAGTAGGCAGACATGGCGTGTATGCAATTGGTGGTTGGATATTTGAAGACGATGAACATTTTCATTCAGTTGATTACAAGGTAAAGGATATACAGGAAGTACACGGCGCCGGCTTCTATTGTTTACTTAGCAAGAAAGACGTATGGCTTAAGGGAAACGCTTCATGGAATGGTGAACGATGGGGTCCAGATGTAAACTTTGGCTTATCGTTGACTAATAAAGGCTATAGAAACTTCCTTGATACACGCATAGAGATCGGTCATGCTACGTCTAGGGGAATGATCAGTGTATCCGACCCAAGCACATGTAACGTTAAGTTCTTCAAGAAGGACGGAATATGGAAGTATGAAGTTTATGACATTTGAAGCAGAGATAATTAGAACCAGCCAGAGAAAGCTTGTCAGTAGTGATAACCAATATGAACTTTTATTGAGAACTGATAACCCAATGATACTCGACCTAGGTAAACTACCATCTGATACAATAGTAGTGGTCATGGTTGAATTAAAGGAAGATAATGGTAAAACACAGACTAAGCGATACGATTGATCCAACCTACAACTGGAAGTGGCATCACTTCATGTTAGGCATAATGAATGGCGAGAACCGTTACCTAGCTTACTGTAAGGCTTTCGGCATTGATCCAGATGATAAGAGCAAGTACGCGACTGCATGCGTTAGTGCTTCACAGCTTTTAAGAAAACCTAAGTTCCAGACTTTCTGGACTGAGTACCTTGAAGCCAATGGCTTCAATGACGCGGAAGTTGACCAAAAGCTATTAGAGCTAATGGACGCCGAAGAAAAGAACGTGGCGCTTGGAGCTATCAAGCATTATAACGAGCTACGAGGTCGTGTTATTAAGAGGCTCGATCATACGAACAAGGGCGAAAAGTTTGAAACTCCCCAAGTCATAGATATGGGTGGTGAGGGGTTTGTTGATGAAGATAAGCAAGAAGCAGAATGAAGTAGTAGAGCTAATCAACTCTAGGCAGAAAGATATTATCCTTTTGATTGGAGTGCTCGGAAGTTCAAAGACTTTTTTACAGTCACTGATAGCACACAGTATAAACATGCAGTACCCTAACTCGGTCGGTGGATTCGCAAAGAAGAACATGACTGACATCAACACGGGCACAATATTCGATATTCTAGAGGCCGCGAATACAATGGGAATAGACAGCATCCGTCAGTATGGGCAACCACTAAACTATCTTGTATATAAAAACAATAACTCGCGCCTACAATTCCACGAACTCGATCACACTAAAGATAGAAACTTTAACAAGACAAAAAAATTACAGCTTACCTATAACATGATTGACGAGCTCGACTCTATCACTCGAGAGGCGTTTTGGGCGGCTCATGGGCGTGTTGGCCGTCGTAATAACTGTGTCGTTTGTGGAGCAACACCTAGAGACATAGAGCAAGGCAAGGCATGCACTACGACTAGCCACATGTGCCCGCCAGCGTTCAGTCTAGCATCTTGTAATCCAAACAACGCTTGGGTCAAAGAAGACTTTTATGATCCTTGGAAAAGAGGGGAATTACCAGATAATGTGGCAGTTATCGAGTTCACGCAGGATGATAGCTTTTTAGGCCGTTCTTACTATGAGAAGTATAAAAACTCACCACCTAACTATCGTAAAAGGTATCTTGAGAATAATTGGGACTACAGCGATGATGAACAATCGTTGTTCAAGTATATATACATGGACGCTGCAGGAAGGGATAATAGAGACCGCAACAATGACAGGATTGCTTCACTTGACGTCGCGCTTAGTGGAGTAGATAGGGCAGTCGCCACACTTTGGGAAGGTCGCATGATCGTTGATATCGAGATATTGAAAGACAAAGACGAGAAGATCAAGACTGAGAAGCTTGGCGAAAAGTTTAAGCAATGGTGCATTGATAGGGGCGTTGGTTACGAGAACACGGACGTTGATGGTGTCGGTAATGGGGAAGGTGTCTGCGACTGGCTCGATGATAATTGGGGCCAGGTCAACAGATTTAAAGCGGGATCTTCTGTAGATGGCAACTACGATAATCTAAGATCTATGGTGTCACATAAGTTGGCTCTTGGGTTTGAGAATGGTTTAGTTACATATCTCAACAGTTGCCCACACATATCGGACTTCAAGAAAGAGGCTACCAGCATAGCCTACGAGGAAACTGCATCTAACCTAAAATTGGAACGAAAAGAAAAAGCAAAATCCAGGATTGGTTCGTCTCCTGACGTATTCGACTCGGTGATGATGGGCTATCGCAGGTTAGCTTCAAGTGATGAGCTTACATTAGACGATATATTCATGTAGTTTATGCTATATTATCCACAGAGCGTCCTGAACGCCGTAAAGTGGAGATCATATGGGTCTACTGGATAGGTTGAACCTTAAGCGCGTGTTCGGTGGGGAACCTTATAATTCATCGGGTATAGTTATACCAAACCTCGGATCAGATAGTAGATTTGCGCCTAACAAGCAAGTCAGAGGCATCACTTATAAAGCCATAGATAAGATTGGCCAGACATTAAGCGTCTACAAGCCAATCGTTTATAACGCACGCAACCAAGCGCTTGATCAGCACCCAATCTACGAGCTTTACTCACGGCCTAATCCTGATACACGTGGGCCAGACTTCATACATTTAGCCGGTATGCTCTATGAGATATACGGTGAGACTTTTTGGTATCTCGCACGAGGTGAGCGAACGAACAAGGTCAAAGAGATCTACCTACTCAACCCATCACAGGTTGAACTTAGATTAGAAGATGGTGAACTCGTTGGCTATGTACTGCACAAGACGAACGGTACACAAGTACCACTTACACTCGATGAAGTCGTACACGACAAGCGTCCCAACCCATTCAACAGTTGGCGTGGCCTGTCTGTACTTGAGCGTGCAAGCGAATACGTCGATATAGAACTAATTACCACACAGTTCACGCTTAACTACATGAGGAACAATGCCAGCCCATCAGGTATCGTTTCACTACCGAAGATGAATGGTGACACGTTTAAACAGTTTGCCCTACAATGGCGGGAGAATTACGAAGGTCCACAAAACGCGGGCAAGACAGCCTTTATACGAGGCGAGGAGGCGAAGTTCCAAGCAGTTGGCGCTACACTCAAAGACATTGACGCAAAGCTTATACGTGAGATGAGCAAAGATGATGTGTTGATGATGCTGGATATGCCGAAAGCGCTACTTGGTATATCTGAGGGTGAGGGGCTCGGTAGGGCGTCTATTGAAACACATAAGTACATATACGCAGAGTCCAAGCTCGAACCAATGATGAACCGGCTGGATAGTATCTTTGAAAAGATTGCTAATATGTCGGATAAGTCACGTAAAGTATTTATCGACCACGAATCGCCCATACCAGAAGACAGAGAGTTTGAGCAGAAGCAAATTAAAGAGCTCACAAACGTTGCTATCACGGTGAATGAAGCGCGTGCACGGCTAGGCCTAGAACCACTACCAGATCCTGAGTTTGACACAGTAAAGCCTCACACCCTAGCGCAGACAACGCCAACTGAGAAGAAGCTGAGGATCGTTAAGAAAGTTGAACTAACCAAATCACAACAGATCGCAAAACAGCAATCAGAGCAAGAAGCCTTTCGATCTAAGCTGATGTCAGTCTCTGATATTTACTCGAAGAAGATCAAACGCAGCATTTCACAGTTTGCCTCTGGCCAAGAGGAATATGTCATACAGAAGATGAACGCCACTATGAAGGCATACGAAGAGCTAGTGCCGAGCGTCAAAGAACAGAGTCAAGAGCTCGCTTTACTAATTACACCGATACTGATTGATCTGATGGAGGAACAGAGTACAGACGTAGCCAACTTCATTACTGGTGAGCCCATAGCTATAACGCCTGAACTAACCAAAGAAGTGACAGCCAGCATTACACAGATAGCCGGTATATTTAACGCTGATACGTACTCTGCTTTAGAGCGAGCCATATCTGAGGGTGTTAAGAATGGTGAAAGCCTACAGAAGCTTAAGAAGCGAGTTGAGGGCGTGTATTCAGATGCTAAGGGCTATCGAGCTGAGCGTATCGCACGTACTGAATCATCACGCTTTAGCAATAAGAGCGCTGAGTTAGTCTATAAGCAGAGTGGCTATAGCAAAGTAGAGTGGTTTATCAATCCAGGAGCATGTGAGTTCTGTCGTACATATGCTGGCAGACAGAAGAACATCGGTAGTAAGTTCAACAATATTGGTGATGTCATAACTGGTGATGAGGGTGGTCAGCTACGAATCGACTACACAGATATAGATGCACCTCCATTACACCCTTCGTGCACATGTAGCCTTGTACCAGTAGTGGAGTAGGCATGGATTTACGCTGTAAGAACTGCAACCGAAAACTCGCCGTAGTTGAAGTTATAGTCGCCGCCATTAAGTGCCCAAGCTGTAAGATGATATTCGAGTACAAGGTTATGTCGAACTCTTTGTATATATCCTCAGACTATGATAAAAATAATAGTAGAACCCAAGAGGTCGAAGAAGTAGTGCCCACCCCTACTTCTAGATCTATGGGTTCTTTTTAATAAGGAGAAGTGATGGCAGACATTGAGATTAACAGAGAGACTGACCACAGTATCACTTTTCAATACTACGAAGATAGCGATGGGGCCACGAAGCGTGCGCTGACTGGTGCTACTGTCTACTTCACCGTTAAACCGAATAAGTGGGACATTGACGACGACGACTCAGAAGCGTTAATTACGAAGAATGTTACGAGTCACACCGACGCCGCTACTGGACTTACCGCTATAGCGCTCACTGATACACAAACTAACGTGCAACCTGGTAAGTATTGGTACGACATCGTAGTAGTCGAAAGCGATGGTAGCAGATTTAAAGCAACAGAGGGCAGGTGTACAGTGAAGCCTGGCCCAACTAACAGATAGGAGCAATCATGTCAGACGTAGTAAATATAGAAGTCGATAACGTCACTGTATCAACTAACGTAGAACAGAAAGGTAGGGAATAATGGGTAAAGTAATTCACAATGACGTGTTTGACGCTGCACTGAGCGAGGTGGCAACCTCTACAAAGATTTATCTCTGTACATCAGAGCCAGCAAACGACACCGCAGCAGATGCAGCAAGTCTCATTCCAGCACACACAATGACTGGCGGTGACTTCACAAACGCTGACGGTGACGTATCAGGCCGCAAGGTGACTGTCGCCGCTCAGAATGGATTAACAGCCGATGTAAGCGGTACCGCCACTCATGTGGTCTTAACTGATGGCACAAGCGTGCTATTAGCCACAACATGTACATCACAGGCGATAACCTCTGGTAACACCGTTAATATCGGTTCATTCGACTTTGAAATAACAGATCCAAGCTAGGAGTAAATTAAGTGCCAGTTAACATCTCGCTAACCGGTCATAAAACGGAGAATAGCAGTCTAACTGGACTTGGCGGTCTTGGTATTAAAGATGTCGTAACTGATAGCCTCACTTCTACGACTGTGCTTGATCAGCCGACGATAGTAGCCACGAAGTCTATAACTACAGATGACCTGACTTCTGGATCAAGCATCGATCAGCCTACCATAACGATCGAGCATAACGTCGTAGTGAACGATCTTACTTCGTCAACCTCAATTGACCAGCCTACAATCGATCAAATCTTCACAATATCAGCCAATGACCTTACAAGCGCTTCAACTATAGATAGCGCAACTATCACACAGACTCACCAAGTATCGAGCAACGATATGACGTCAGGATCTACCATAGACAATGTAAGCGTTGGTAACTCGGTATTCACCGATCAAGCGGGTAGCACATTCACCGATCAAGCAGGCGTCAGCTTTGAACCACAGGACGCATAATGAAAGAAAGGATAACACATGGTAAAGTTTACCGATGACGCAGCGCCAACTGGTGGGCCAACTACAAGTGATAAGATCCCACTCGTAGACGTATCAGACACGACCGATGACGCGGCAGGATCGAGCAAGACCGACACAATCGGTAACATTCTTGCGCTTACAACGCTTCAAGTAGCGTTCAACGGTGGTCAGTCTATAACGATTGCGGACACGGCCAACAAGTCTATAACACTCACTCAGAACGATACGACAAATAATCCCGACCTGCTGAAACTAGTTAACACCGCCACTGGTAATAGTCTCCAGATCGATACAGACGGCAACGCACGCTCTATATTCATCGACAGCGCAGCGACGACTAACACCGTAGTAGATATTGACGCTAACAATACAAGCGGAACAGTGATGTCGATTAGAAACGCAGCGGTTCAGACCACTGGAATCTTACTCGAGCTCTACTCACAAGAAACAACATCTGCGAACACCACCCTAGACATCAAAGACTACGGTACTGGTGACACAATGTTTATCAGAAAGTACGGCAGTAGTGGTAGAGCATTATATTTCGAAAACAGTTCAACTACATCTGGTGCGTTTACATTTGCCCAACAGACTGTACTTGGCGCTAACAACCACTCAGTAATATTAGGAAGCGGTGCCGCGCAAACTGGTGGTGCTGTTCACTTAGTATCAATTGAGCTTACAAATGCGGCCTCAACTGCTGGAGCACTTGAAGTCGTCAACTCGGGTACAGGCACTGGCTTATATGTACGTGGTGGTAACATGGCGAGGGCGATTTATGTGGAGACGACCAGCTTAACTACAGGAAAAGGTTTAGACATCACTGTAAGTGGCTTGACAACTGGCTACGGTGCGTATGTCTATTCAAACAGTTCTGGATTCACAAGTAGCAACGGTCTTGCAAGGGTGTATGTCGATCACGCTTCAGCAACAGGTATCGCACTGGTCGTGACTCAAGATGGTACAGGCACGGCCGTAAACATAGATGCGAACGGAACGGGCAAGGGTATGTTTGTCGATCACGATGACACTGGAACGAATCCAAGTGTGCATATCGACAGAGACGGAAACAACGCTGCTGCAGTGTCAGGCCTAAAGGTTGACGTAGACAACGCAGGCGCAGGCGGTGTGGTCGGTATAGACCTTAGCTCGATGTCTACTGGCGAAGCAAACTTTAAGTTTGTAGCTGATGCGACTGATCCGACTGGTGGAGGTGGCGCGGCAACAGGTAGGATAGCGATAGACATTGGTGGGTCAGTAAAATACCTTGCATACTACTAAAATTAAGGAGCACACATGGAAATTGAACAAATACAAGAGTTTGTAGCATCTAAAGAGGAAGGACGTGTGGCAGTCACTAAAGACCAAAACGATGGCGACGTTGTCGAAGTCAGCCGTAAGCAGTTCGACGTCAACACCGGTCAACCAGTAGACCCGAAGGTAACACGCCTTGTTCGCCGCGAACTACGCGACTATAAGTCACGACTGAACGCCGAGATTGCACGCTTACGCGCACTCAAGCAAGATGTAATCTCAGTACTAGCAGAGTTCGCACCAGATGAAGAATCAGCCAACGACTCGAAAGGCTAGCACATTGAAATTACTAGCTAGTAATGCTATATATACAGATATAACTGTATAGGAGTGGGTATGAAACAATTCGACAACAAATCCGTAACAATAACGCTCAATAACGGTGACACGATCGACACTACATATGCCGATCTTTCATTACAGGCCATTAACAGCCCTCCTGAAAAGGGTTTCGACCTTGAGACGTATCAGACGCTGTTAAACGTTAGATCAGCTCTTAAACAGGCTAAGGAAACGGTAAAACTGGAAGATGCCGAGCACCAAGCATTGGTTACTGCTCTCGCTAACTTCAAACCAGCTATTCTCGATGAAAATATTATGGCTTGGATCAATGCCGTCCGAGAAGCCAAGTAGTTGACACCATAAGTACGATCTGACACTATATAAGGAGAACCAAGAGTTCAATGCCCACAGAGGCAAAGCCACTCGGCTTATTTGAACATCTTGGTCTTTTTTAATATAGGGAGAAAATATGCACATTAGAGAAGAAGCATATATCGAGAAGGCTGCAAAGCTTGCTGACGATGAGATAGAGTTTGTTGTATCTACAAACGCTGTTGATAGCTATGGTGAAAGAATTGATGTAGATGGTATTAACCTAAAGGACTTCATGAAGAATCCAGTTGTTCTATGGGGACACGACGGTTTCAGCCTACCGATCGCCAATGCGACTAAGGTATGGAAAGAAGGCCAGAAACTAATGGCACGCGCCAAGTTCTTCATCGATGATGAGTTTCCACGCAAAGTCCACGACTATCTCGTTAAAGGTCGCCTCAAAGCTGTATCGATTGGTGGCATAGTAGACGAATGGTCAGAGGATGGCCTAACAATTAAGAAGATGACAATGAAAGAGTTCTCAGTGGTCTCTATACCTGCCAATCCCGAAGCGCTGGCAATTGCACGCGACTGGACTGATAAAGAGAAAGTCAGTTTTGATAACCTCGCTAAAGCTTATGCGGTTAAGCAGTTGAATGTGAATGCTGATATACAAAAGCAAGTTGAAGTATTAGAGAAACTAGTTGCCTCACTTACGGAAGTAGCCAAAAGTGAAACCAATAGTGATAAGGCTACTACACGGGTTGTTCTGCGCCAAGCGCAGGCGGTCGACAAACAAGCCGAAACTATCATACGTACAATTAAACTTGAAGGAGATCAATAGTGAGTAAACAAGATACTATTGAAATCGATGACGCTGTTATTGATGCAGTGTCAAAGAAAACTCTCGAATCTGTAGAAAAGACACTTGAGGAAAAATTTAAGATGCCAACTGCGGATGAGATTGCAGAAGCCTTTGCTGCAAAGACTGAGAAGACTGTTAAAAAAGCTATCTCAGACGAAGGCGACGGTGGCGAAGAAGGTACGGCCAAATCTGGCGCAACCAAAGATCGCCATCTAGACAAGGGTATTGGCGCACTACCTAAAGAAATGCGCTTTGCACAAGCTGTCCGTGCTATGAAGTCGGGCGACGCTTCGAAGGTTCTTGAATATAACAGCTTCTCAGTTAAAGAGTGGAGCGAAAAAGCTAACTACCAGAACGTCACTACGACTGCTGATGGTGGTGCTCTAGTTCCTGATCCTGAGTTCATGGCAGAAGTCGAGCGATTGACTAATGACTATGGTGTTGTTGCACGACTAGCAGACATCCGTAGCACTGATCGTGACTCAGTCACTATGCTTAAGGGTACAAACGAGATTTCGTTTACTGCTACCTCAGAAGCAACTGCTCAGAACGCTCAAAAGCTGACATTCAGCGCTGAGACTGTAACATTGCAGAAGTACATTGCTACGCTTGTAATGACAAGTGAAATCCTTGAGGATTCAGCAATTGACATCTTCCAAGATGCTACAAACGAAATCGCACGCGCACGTGCTAAGCTGTTTGATCAGTTGGTGTTTACCGACTCTACTTACGGCTTTTTGGCTGCTGACTCTGGTGATACATATAAGACTCGCAGCGTTGGTGCTGCTTTGACTAACTTAGACTTTGACGACTTGCTACCTGCACAATACGACGTTGTAGGCTCAGCTCGCCGTAATGGTCGGTTCTTCATGCACCCAACCGTTTGGAACCACCTACGAACTCGTCGTATTGACAACGGTGGTGGTGCTGGTACTGGCGTATATATCGCTGGTGATCCAATCGGCACAATAACGCCTACTATCGATGGTATTCCTGTCGAACTAGTAGATGTGTTGCCTGACACAGGTGACATCACCTCTAACGAGACATTTGCCGTGTTTGGTGACTTGAGCAGAATCAAGATGCACGTTAAGCGTATACTTGAGACTAAGGTATTCGACGCTGGTGTTGTAAAAGACGCTGGTGGTTCAGACATCAACCTGATCACTCAGGATGCATGGGCTATGCGCGCCACAATGCGTGTTGTACCTCAGACTCGCTTCCAAGGCGCCTTTGTTCTTTTGGGCACCGGTACTGTATCCTAAGTAAACAAATGCTTGCACTTTAACAACTTGGTAGTTATAGTTAGTCCTGTAAAAGGAGATAACTATGAAATGCAAATCTTGCGGTGTGTCGTATAAACCAAGGGCACACAACAAAGGTGGTTTCTGCTCGCGATCGTGCTACAACAAATGGCGTAAGGGCAAAATCACTAACAGCGGACAGTTTAAGCCTGGCGATAACGTAGGGCACAAAAATGTCAACTGGAAAGGTGACGATGTCGGCTACTATGCGGTGCACGACTGGATGTATAAAGAATATGGACAGCCACAGATATGTGAGCACTGTGACTCTAAGAACCTCGGCAGTCGCAAACACCAGTGGGCAAACATATCAGGCGAGTACAAACGTGAACGCTCTGACTGGTTGAGACTATGTGCACGCTGTCACTTCGCGTATGACGGACACGATAAGGTATTAGAGAAATATCAGAAGTTACCTATCAAGAATGGCCGGCCTAATAAGACTGGCTACAAGAATGTCAGGTGTACACGACATGGTACGTATCAGAGCTATCTAAAGGTAGATGGTAAGACTAAGTACCTTGGTTCATATAGCACGCCGCAAGAAGCGTACCAAGTATATAAAGAAAAAGCTTTGGAGCTTTACGGAACCTATTAAGCCTAAGAAAGGAATCACATGGCGAACTTGAACAATCTACGAGTAGCGGCTGGATCTGTCATCACCTTTGGTGGTGTAGATTTAGGCCATACTGTTGATGGTGCAGAGTTCGAGTTTGAGCGTGAACTAACAGAAGTTAAGACTGACATTTACGGCAATACTCCAGTTGACTACGTTGTCACTGGACAAAAGCTAACCGTTAGTCTAAAGCTTGCTGAGATCACACCTAACATCCTGTCCTACGCATTACCAGAATCAGACTATGACATTGGCTCTGCCGATGATCATGTGCACTTTGGTGCGAAGGCTGGATATAGCCTAAGAAACGACGCATACGCACTGGTTATCACCCCACAAGGTCATAACGCAGACGGTAACTTGACGATTACGGTCTTCAAGGCGGTTTCTACAGGTAATGTACGACTCGCATACAAGATTGATGAACAATCAGTCTACGAAGTACAATTTACTTCGCTTGTTGATGAGTCACGCTCAGCAACTGATGGCCGACTGCTCGCACGAGTTGGTCCTGCAGCTATCTCGTAGTAGATACAAAAAAAGAGCAGACTATCATATCTGCTCTTTTTTGTTGTATAATTCAAATGTTATGTTAAGAGATTACATGGACAAAGCCATTAATTTAGATGAGGTAGACGATGGCGCTGATAACACAAGCCGACGTAGAATCAAGGATAGGGCGCGAATTAAACGACGAAGAGATATACGCCTTCAAGATAGTGAACGAAGCCGCCCAAGCGAGAGTCGAAAACTCAATCGGCTCAAGCCTCGAAGCAACGACTGAGTCAACACGCTATTATGACGGTGGTGTTCGCAACCTCGCTATTGACCCATGCACCGATATATCTGCAGTCAAATATTATGATGAATATGAGAACGTAAATTATACCTTCCTGGCTACAGACATCATCTACCACCCCCAAGAGAGAACACTTAAGACAATGCTACGATACCGACATGGTCGCTTTGATAGTGGTATGTCGAATATCGGCGTGACTGCTAAGTTCTCTATTAACGCCGACACAGAGATGCTGAGAATCGTTAAAGACGCACTGCTAGAAGTCATTGAGGCAGAAGTCAAAAACAGCTCAAACATTAAACGTGAGAGTATCGAAGGGTACTCAGTTGAGTGGTTTACCGCCGATAGCCAAGCTGCATTCGCGCGTGTGGATAACCTCTTTCAGAATATTATATGATCCCTCCACTCAATCTTACTGCGTATAAGCTTACAACTACACGTAACGCTTACGGCGACTATACACGGTCATCACGTGCTGCGCTTAAGTGTCATTTCCGCTACATAGTAGAACAAGTTACAGCGAATAATGAGACAACACAGTCTGACGCTATGGCATGGTTTGAGCCAGATAGTGGCGTTGATCGCAAAGACATCATCGAGTTTGACGGCGAATACTTTATTGTTGAACGAGTGATTAAAGCAGTCGGTTTGAGAAGTCCAGATGTTAAGTTTATAAAGGTTGAACTACTACGCTATGGCACTATTAGTTAACAACAAACTACCAGCCTTCGGTAGAACAGCCGTTAACCTAGCTGACGACGCCCTAGCTGAGCTTGCGTCTGATGCTTTGAGGGGCGCACGAGAACGAGCACCATTCCAAAAGGGTGCGCTTCGTCGTGAGAGCCATGCAAAGAAGATCAAGCAAGGCCACTTCCAAGTATCGTTCTGGATGGAGTACGCACGGTTTCAGGAGTTTGGTGGCAATGCAGCAAAACGAGTCCGTCAATACTCTGCTACTGGTACTGGAGCCCACTACTTGCGCAATGCTGGCGACGCTCAGTTAAAGCGCTTTGGCTACGTTATGAAGAAGCACTTAGGGAGGTTCGGCAGATGGATATAGGCTACGAACTATGCCAGTTACTACAGACATTTGGGTTCGGTACTGTTGGTGCTGATATTTTCATTGGTCAGATACCAGATAATACCAACGGTATATACATCATAAGGACCGGCGGCAGCTTGAATATGTACAATTCACTACAAGAAACTGTACTCGATATATACGTGAAAGACATACGTGCCGATACGGCCATAGACAAGCTTGAGAGGATCAAATCTGCTATACATCGCCACCACAGTGCTGAGTCAAACAACGCTTACATATATTCGATATTAGTCATTGGTGACGTAGAAGACGTAGATAGAGACCTTGAGCACACTAAGATATTTAAAATAACGGTTAGCGTAATCAACAGAGATGTTGCTATTATAAGTTAATAAAAGGAGATCACGAGATGACCTTGGAAGATTTACAACCCAAGCCTTTCGCCATAACAGTTAAGGGGCACGAGTTCGAGTGTAAGCCACTCCGACTATCGCACGCAATGATTGTAAGCAAGATCGGCACTATTTTTAACGATCCTGCATCTGCTACTAAACAACAGATAAAGCAGGCTGAGGCCGACCTAGACGAGTTAATCGCAGAGCTGATACCAGATCTTAAAGATATTCAGTTGGACGTCAGCAGTATTACCGAAGCAATATCAGGTATGATGCAAGGCATCCAACCAACAGAGCAGCAAGAGCTTGAGGAGCATAACATTGAGTTTGACTCGGAAAAAAAAGTGGAGAGGGATGGCTAATGCTTATCCCGCAATTCTTACGATTCTATAGCGGGTATACAATGGGTACCGCTTTTGATGAGTATGCGCGGGTCTTTTTCTCACTCGTTAATGAGATGTACCGACTAAAGGCTAAAGAAAGCCTTAACCACATCAGCGAATACGCAGCCGCTAACGGTGGAGCTGATATAGTCGACCAGTACAAGCGACAAGCTGAGGGCAACACTAAGATTATTGAACAAGCCAAATTGCTGAGAGAGATACGCAATGGCAAATAGTACGAATGTCGGCTCGATCTACTACGACCTAAAGCTTGACACTGGTGACTTTGACAGAGCTACTTCTAGTGTAGGTAGAAAACTCGGTTGGTTGTCAGGCACGTTTAAAACAGCGGCTAAAGGTGTAGCCGTTGCTGGCGCTGCGTTTACCGCATTTGCAGCGAAATCAGTAAGCACTGCAGCCGCTTTTGAATCTCAGATGTCAGATATAGCTACTCTGATGTCAGGTGATTCGACTGACGCTATCAACAAGATGAAGGATGGCATCCTTGGTTTAACAAGCGTGATACCGAAAAGCGCTGATGACCTTGGCGCCAGTGCCTACCAGATTGTATCGGCTGGCATCACTGACACAGCTGAGGCCTTGAACGTGCTCGAGCAGTCTGGCCGCCTTGCCGTCGCTGGTTTATCCACAACCGAAGAGGCCACCGACATTCTTACATCGGCTATAAATGCTTTTGGTTATGAAGCCAGTGAGGCTGACATGGTCGCTGACATACTCTTTAAAACGGTTAAGAGTGGTAAAACCACAATCGCCGACATGTCGCAAGCTTTTGGTGCTGCAGCGCCTGTCATGGCTGAGGCTAATGTTGAATTGTCTGAGTTCAGCGCTGCTACAGCTGCCTTGACTACTTCTGGTCTACCTGCCTCACAAGCGCAGAACAGTCTACGCCAAGCTGTGGTCTCGCTCATAAAGCCAACTGAGGACATGAAGAAGTTAATGGACGAGTTAGGCTTTGAAAGTGCTAAGACCGCCATAAGCCAGCATGGACTAGTTGAGGTCATGCGTATGGTATCTAACGCTGCTGACGGCAATGATGAGATGTTAGCAAAGGCTTGGGGGTCAGTTGAGGCGATTGGAGTAGCAGCGTCGCTTACAGGACAACAGTATGAAACATTTGTTAAAACACTCGATGACATGGAAGTTGGCGCAGCGTCACTCGATGAAGCCTTTATGAAACAACAGCAGACATTTGAGTCAACCTTCCAGCTGTTAAAGAATAAGCTCAACACCAAGATGATTGAGCTCGGTAGTATCATTCTGCCGAAGCTCATAACCGTCATGCAGTACCTTTCATCTGAGGTGTTACCAGCAATCGTGTCGTGGTTCCAGCGAGTGTGGCCGGCAGTACAAGACGTTGCTAGATCAGTGGCTGAGTATCTTGCGCCGAAGCTACAAGGTCTGTTTGAAGCCATCCAGAATAACCTTATACCAGCACTGAAACAGCTTTGGGGAACTGAGCTTGCGCAGGTCGCTAAAGCGCTTGGGGTGACACTCGTAGTTAGTGTTGGCGCTGCGACTGATGCTCTAGCGTTCCTCATTAGCAATATTCAGACGATTATTAACCTATCTAACAACCCACTGACTGGCGCACTCATGGGCACCACAAGCACGGTTATACGCACGGCACAGGCCATATCTTGGATGGTTAGCGTCGTCTCTAACGCTATTGGCCGTATACAACAGTTCATATCTTGGTTGAGGAATGCACCAAGTGGCCTCAACATAGTCACAGCTGCGATTGCAGTTACCACTCCAGCATTCAGAGGACTGGCTACGATCATAAACCTTGTAGTGAGTAACCTACAGAAACTGATAAACATAGCGGGCAAGGTTAAGAACGCCGCTAAAGAGATAACAGACTCTATGCCGACACAAGTTGGTGGTGGAGGTGGTATCGGTGGGTTCGCTAAAAACTTTAGCCCTATAGGTCAGATTGAAAACTTAACAGGTTGGAACGTGTCGCCATTCGCTGAGGGTGTTAGAAACTTTAGGGGTGGTATGGCTTTGGTTGGTGAAGAGGGGCCAGAACTTGTGAACCTGCCAAAGGGTAGTGACGTTATGACAAACAGTGAGAGCTTTGACTTCCTTAATAATGGTTCACGAAAAGTCAGCCAGACCAACTTCAACGGGTCAATAACGATCAATGACCGAAGTGACGCGATGAGGATCATGAGTATACTAAGCCAGAATCAAGAACTGGCAGGCAAAGGATTTAGCGTGTAATGGAACGTGAGTTTTGGATAGACAACTTCAACATGGACACGATAGATTACTTCTTTGTTCGTGGCATTGACGTCACCCCAATACCACGAGAGACGCTACAGTCAGATAGAGGTGGTGATGATGGTGCTGTTGTTTCATCTCAGTATATGCGTACTCGAAAGATCATTGCACGGTGTGAGATTGTCGCGCCAGGCTACGTGCCAGGACAAATAGCTCATGACAACGTCATAGAGCGCCTGTACGGCACCAATAAGCTATTGAGCTTCATATATGCAGGTGACGACAGACACTTCACAGGCACGCCCTCAGAGCCTGTAGAGAGCGAATGGATTGGTGGGTTTAAACGTATGAGCCTCATCTTTGACTGCCATGACCCATTCGGCTATAGCCCGAACTACACGACATCATCAGTATCGGCTCAAACAGCGTCGTCTATATCGACCTCGCCAAGTTGGAACGGCACGTACTCAGCACTTCCAATCATTACGATAGATATTAACTCGCTAACAGTGTCTAATCCTGGAACTATAACGGTTCAATCTGGTAGTGGTACGGTTGCTATTACGCGCACATGGACCGCAGGTGAATTGCTTATTGTTAACTCGGAGACTGGAAAGATAACTGTTGATGGTGTAGAGGTGCCGTACTCTGGCATCCTGCCACGCTTTACTGAAACGCAAAAGTCTACGACATACACAGATAACTTTACCGCACGCAATATTGATCTGGAGGTCAAGTATAAGGCGAGGTACGTCTAATGGCACAGCGCTTTTGGGTTCCTGGTGGTGGTAGCGGGAGTGGCACGTGGGATCACACTACAACGACAAACTGGTCTGCCACAAGTGGCGGTGCTGGTGGTGCATCAGTACCAACCTCTGACGATGATGTATTCTTTGATGCTAACTCGATAACTGCAGGAAGCCAGACTGTAGACATAGGTGGCTCTGGTGTAGACCTCGCATGTCGAAACATAGATTTTACTGGCGTGTTGAATACACCAACCCTTGATTGGGTTGGTACTGACGACACACTGGCGGTATACGGTGACTTTACACTTGGTACGAATGATGTAGTTTTCGCACAAACAGGATCTGGCGGTGGCATTGCAATGACCGGTGGCGCGACACACGAGTTAGATACTGGTGGAACAACCTTTGGATTGATAGACCTCTATTTAGATGGTGGAACAGTAAACTTGCGCAACTCTTTCAACGGATCAGTTATAACCGATATAGCTGCTACCACGTTCAATACTAATGGGTATGATATAGATGTTGTTGACCTATTTGACTTCGATAACTCTGGCAGTATATTAAACGGATCATCGAGTACTATATATGCCCAAGATGCTGATCTTGATGGGGCTCTGGCTACATTCAATATTACAAATACGACATTCTTTATTTACACAGAGTTTTCAGGACTATTCGCGGATAACATCGTAATGGGCACTGTTCACATATATACCGGCCTGGCTGGAAATGCCGTACTTGATGGAAACAACGTTAGCATTAAAGAGCTGAACGTTATTCTAACTACTGCAACGACTAAGGATAAACTAGAAATAACAGCTTCTAATATCTACATTGGCCAGCTCAACCAAGCGGACGACACCGAGGTATACATCATAGGTAGTGATGTTGGTGTTGAAAACTATTACATGAACGGTGGTAATGCGGAGTTACTCATACAGGACAATATGGCAATTGGTAACTTGTATGTGCTGGAAGGGCCAACTATAACATTTTCAGCTAATAAATCTCTGACTGTCGATAACATACAGCGCAACGATCAAAACAGCAACGTCATCACATTCACCTGCGCATCATCTGACGGTGCGTATATACAGCTGCTGCGGAAATCAATAGAGCTAGTCAATGCTGACTTCACAAATATCACAGCAAGCGGTGAGGGATTCATATACACAGACGGTGGTAGCATATCTGGAACAAAGAGTATAATTGCATCAGCGCAACAGGCTCACTACGGTGCGAAGCGTGTTGAGGTAGTCATATACACCGCTGATGGCACAAGTTTCATAATTGATGATGGGTTTATAAAAGACTACTTAATCACAAACTCAACTGACTCACCACCTGGACCGATGGACTTTACCATTAAAAGGAACATTAACGACTTCGATCAGTCTACATATTTAGTATTTGACAATCGTGTTAACTTCTACGTGATCGACCGACAATCACCAACGAAAGAACTTGTCTATACAGGCAAGATAAAAGAAGTAGTGACTGACTACGATAACGACGAGTTTAGGGTACTGCTTTACAACGACGGCGCTGATCTGAGTGAACACATATACAGAAAGAATGACACGTTAGATGTGGATAACTCCGCTGGTGGCGTAAATGGTTTGTACGAAGCAGCAGCAGGTGAGACCTTTAGAGTCATAGATAGTTTTACTACAGGCGGCTCTGTAACTGACGTATCGAGTATCTCGGCTAAGCTTGACCCGTATATCGAGTATGCGACTGGAAACCTAGTTGCAACGATGAAGCTGTTCTCTACTCTAGTTGATGCGCAAGACGTCAACGCCGATGCCTCACTTGCATCTGTTAGCAAAACTATACCGAGGGTTAATCCAGGCTTCACAAAGTTCAAGTTCGTTGAACCTGCTGCTGTAGCTTCGTCGACTGTTTACTATGTACGAATCGATATATACACGCCAGCAGCTGCTGACATAGTCATACAGTATGAATCAAGCGGTAGCAGTTTTTACTACTCTAGTTCTACATGGGCGTCATTCGCTCATGATATAAGCCTAAAGACATTCACTAATACTGAGGACACCAGTATCACGCAGACTAATGCCGATGTAGCGGACGTCATAAAAGACATTATCAATAGCTCATCAGCGCAAGGTGGTTTCGTATCGTATAACACGCTGTCAGTTAAGCCTACAGGCATACTGATGACATATGACTTCAATGCTCAGCTATGTGATAAAGCGATACAAAAAGCCATGGGGTTCCTTGATTCCTCATACTACTCATACGTTGACCATGCTACTAACTTGTTCTACCTTGGCCAGTACAATGACGATCAGGACTTTGCTGTCACTAAGGGTCACGAGATAGTATCTTTGTCGAGTGAGAGATCTGCTGAGGACGTCAAAACAGTCGTCTATTTTAAAGGTGGTGATACCGGTTCAGGCTTCCTCTACAAGAAGTACATCGATACCAACGCGATTGATGCGTATGGCGTTCGAGTACTACAACTTAGTGACGGCCGTGTAACTCTCGAGGCAAGCGCTGACGACTACGTAGAGAAACGTTTTGACGGTCAGACTGTACCAACCAATAGAACTATGCTGACGATTGTTGACGATAACGGCTTATTCGACGGTTACGACATAGAAAAAGTACGGCTTGGACAGACTGTGCGAGTTAATGGCTACGACGATGGTAAGATTCCACGCTTTGACCAAGCGCTGTTCGACGATGCGGTGTTTGACTACGACCTATATAAGATCGGCTCTTTTCTGCACAAGATAGTCAGGCTATCACTGAAAAGAGACACCATATCACTGGTACTCAATGCCCAACCAGCGCTCATCAACAAAGCCATTGCTAACACTTATAATGCCCTAATAGATTCTGAGCTCGATGATACGCCAGACACACCATTAACGTGATATAGTAAGAAAGGAGTGTAATTTTAACAATGCCACTAAACTCATTCGCACCAGGTGAAATAATCCAATCAGCCCTAATAAACGAAAACTTTGAGGGCTTAGCTGACGGTACACTGATACAAAACGGATCACTAACGCCAGACAAACTTATATCGGGCGCAGGCTCTACATGGGTATCACAGACGTGGGTGCCGACCATCACTGGTTTCTCATCAGCACCAACTGGTGGGCTATACTATTATCAACAGTTTGGTAAGTGGGTCACACTCATAATTAGACAACCAAATAACGGTACGTCAAACGCAACGAGCTTTACTATTTCTCTACCATTGAATGCGCGTACCGTGACTAACATGGTATGGCCAGGATTAGGTCGTGCTGTAGATGGTGGTAGTTCTCAGACTACACCAGCAGGCCTTAGCGTTGACAGTGGTGCTTCTGTGTTAAATATATATCCTACCTACTCATTCGGTAACTGGACAGCATCGAGCGGTAAACGCCTGATCTTCGGGACAATAACATATGAGGTTGCTTAAGATGCATTGGTTTGAGAATAACCTTTCATCTCTCATACCATCATTCTTCGGCTCAGTCGTTGCGCTCACAAGATCGCAAGACAGTCTTACCCCAACTCAAGCAGCAATCCGTATCATCGTCGGCACTGTCACATCGTTCTACATCACGCCGGTCATAGCCGATGTATTCGAAGTTAGCTCGAGACCACAACACTGGCTATCCGCGCTCGCGTTCCTCATAGGTATGACGGGCTATGCACTCGTACCGACGCTCACAAAGCTTGTCATGATAGTTGCTAACAACTACTTGCGAGACAACGATGAAAAACGTTAGAGAAGCTATAGTGTGGATCGTGCTTGCGTTCTTAATATTCTTCATTCCCGTGTACACATCAATGTTCATAATGACAGCAGTGATGCTCTATGTCCGATGGCGCTTTGACTCGCTCAAGGCGTTTGTCATAGTCGGCATACCGCTTACCGTTGTACTACTGGACAACTTTGTATCTGGTAGGCAGGACCTTATACGATCAAACCTATTTGCGTTTCAGAGTGTACTGATGTTCTATATCTATAGGGATAAGTGATGGATGCGCTACGTTTTGACTTCCCAATGGACTTTACTGGTGATTATTACGGTAATACATGGGCAGGCTATAAGTTTCGTGATGAGCTCGGCTACACCACTGGCAAGCATCCAGGTGTTGACTTCAACTATGGTGCAGGCAACGAAGACCTAGGCTTACCAGCTCGTTCAATAGCTAACGGTAAGGTAGTGAAAGTTGGGCGTTATCTAGATAAAGGGTTTGGGCGAACTGTAATAATCGAACACACCCTACATCCTCGCCTTGTAAAAATATACGGCGTAAAAGTTATGTGGTCACGCCAGATGCACCTTGAGTCTGTTGGTGTAGTTGAAGGCCAATATGTAAAAGTCGCACAGAGGATTGGCGCTGTCGGAAACGATGGCACCACGTGGGCACACGACCATATAGAACTGTGGAAAAACCTCGGCTCACATTTGAATTATGACAAAGACGATACATCGAATTACTACGATGTATATAAGTTTATTGAAAGACATAAGAACGAAACGGAGGAAGATATGGTTACTAAGTATATGGTTAATGTTCTGTTCAAGTTTTATTATGGAGCCTCTAAGAAGCCAACACAGGCTGACTACGATCGATACGTCGGCAAGATAACTGCTGATGACCTTGGGGCCCGCATACGTGCAGGTAAGCCATATAAGATCCTGGTACAGCGTGCTAAGACTGGTGGCATAGATCCAGTAACACATATGCCATCTGAGCTTTCTACGGCTTACAAGCCAGCGAATAGTACCGTGTTAGATACTGGCAACTACAAAGTGCTATAATAGCATTACAAAAGGAGTCATCATGGAAAGACTTATTAGGTTCTATAACTACGCGAAGAAAGCTATCATTGCAGCCGCTAACGCGGTTCTATTAACTGCTGCGGTATTCGAGGACGGTACACTTACACCAGAGGAACGAGTAGCCATTGTTGCTGCTTGGTTAGCTGTATTCGGTGTATACCAAGTCACTAATAGTAAGAAGTTGTGATCTAGATCACTAATACCCCCCTTACAACTTAGTATATAAGATAATATAAAAAAACTATTGACAACCATGAACGCTTGGTGTATAATGAGTGCATACTAGAAATAGTATAAAACACACATTAACAACTTAACTCTATACACCCGCACCATAGGCAACTTGGTTTACTCCAAGTAGATGGGCGACTAGGACGGTTAGCCGTAGTAAGCTATCCCATCCTAGAACCGACCTGCATCTTTCAACGGCAATCGGTGTGGATGCATAGAGTTAAGGATAGCTACCACAACGGTGGCAAAGAAAGGAACAACTATGAGCAAGAAACAAGCTCGCAACACAATTAAATCACTAAATATGGCGATAACACGTATCGGCGAAACTATCCTAGTATATGCCGCTGTAGATTACCTACTACGTGTCAGTAACGAAGTAGAAATGTATATCATAGCCTTTGGCCTATTTTGGGTCATGACTGACCTTGCATTGTTCTACTACCACTACTTCATCGTACCAGCAGCTAAGACTATCAGCGACGATAAATAGTATGTTACTATGTCATGGCCGTTAAGGAGCACTAGCACCTTTCTGCCACTGACTGAGGTGCGATCATGATTAGAATAATTACCACAGCGCTTGCTACATTCTTGTTTGCTTCAAGCTTACAAGTTTTAGCAGCCAGTAACCTACAGAAGCCGCCTGTAGCTGCAGAACCAGCTCAGGTAGTAGAGATACCATCACAACCTATAATTGCCCATACAGAGCCTGTAAAGCAGCCTGAGAGCCCACGTGAAGAGCCGAAGCAGCCTGAACCTGCTGAGGTAGTGGATCCTCAGAACTGTGAGCCGGATCAGTATTGGGATAGGGAACCACCGTACAACTGTATAGACAAACCGGAGCCTGTCGTCTCGGTTGCGAGAAGTGAGGCGACACCGGTTTCGTCTGGAGTTGAACAGTGGCGACACTTAGTTGAGCAGTACAAGTGGGATGTTGATATTGCGATGGCAGTCATGTCAGCGGAAAGTGGAGGCAACCCAAATGCAGAGAACCTAAGCGACGTCCACAGAGATATGTACGGCAACGTTATATGCTATGGATCGTTTGGCTTGTTCCAGATAAGCTGTCACGGTGGTCAGATATTTGACCCAACGGCTAACGTCCAAGCTGCATGGATAAAGTACATCAACGCTGGAAATAGTTGGTCGCCTTGGGGTGCATATACCTCGGGTGCGTACTACAAGTATTTACAATAAGACAAAGGAAGAAGCAGCCCAAGCTCTCCGTGCGAGCCAACATGCTATTAATATGCTAAACTAAAAACATACTGCAAACATTGCGGCTGCAGTCGTACCTACTATTCATTCTTTAAGTTATACGTGAGGTGTAATTTAAAGAGGTGTATTACGCCCTATATAGGCGTGCCTAGAAAAAGACCGTAACTATTAACTTTGTTAGTGAATGATGCTTATCGGTCTTTTTCTTTTTTATGATAGAATGTGTTCATGGTTAAAGAGCGGGTGAGGAACGAAGAATATAATTGGTTCTCTAATTGGCATCGTAAGCGCCTGAGTGATGGTTGCTTTATGATGGACATTGATTGCGTAGAGATTCGCTTTGACGGCGCTACAGGCCGTGTGGCGGGCCTTTTTGAAATTAAGAGTAAGAATGCACAAATGAATGAAATACAGCGCAGAACGCTCCTATGGATGTCTAGAAAGCTGTCTGTACCTGCATACATGGTGAAGTACCACGCTGGTGGCTTTTCTAACCGGCAGAACTACCTAGATTCCTCTACCAAGTTTGAGGTGTGGCGCATTGATAGAGATATGGATTACCTTGGTATGTTGGATGAGAAAGCGTTTATTCACCTTATGGAGAATCTATAGCGTCTTATAAATAGAATTAAAAACAGCCCTAGTTTTTTGTGGGCTGTTTTTAGGTTGAATCTTATTCGCTATCGGCTTCTGGTTCAGACGCAACGTGTGCAACTGCACCGACCAAGGCCATAACTTCAGCTTTAGCCTGATCGAACTCGACTCGACGATCTGGATCAGTTGCTAGTTCGTCGTCCATGCGTGCCGACAATTCTTGGAACTGTTTAACTGCGTAGTTACGCAAGCGCATTCTTAGGCGCTGTTGTTCGAGTGCTACATTATATGCCATATCTTGCCCCTTGATTAGTTGTAGCCCTATTATAGCAGGCTGTATTTTGTTCGTATTTTGTACTATTTACTATTATTGAAGAAAGTTAAAAAAGTATTGACAAAACGTAAGCATCCAAGTCAAGGTTTCGTACTCTTTTTGGAGTGTCTACCTGTTTTGTTGTACCTTCTCCGCTCAACTTTGTCCTCCTTGGGTCGCTTTCGGTCTAGATTATTGTGTCTGTTCTTGAGGTTTTCCGACCGGGTCACAACTCTTAGGTTGCAACGCCTGTTGTCCAAACCATTGCCGTTAATATGGTCAACTACCATGCCTTTAGGAGCGCCTGTTATCAGCCTATGCAAGTACCCTCTTTCAAGTGAACTAGTGAAGTCATGTGGGTCGGGTATTGAATACTGAACGTACTTTTGGGTGTAGCCGTCTCGCTTTCCACGTATGATGTGCCATCTGTAATCTTTGACCAGATTGTAATCCTCGCTATCTATTAGAACTTCCTCACCTGTGCGTGCTGTCTTTACTTCTAATCTCACCTTATACTCCTTTTGCTATATGAGCATATTATATATAATACATAAGAGTATTGACAAAATTAAATATATAGCGTATAATGTACCTATGATCAGAAATGATCAATTACCTTAACAAATCAATCGTGTATATCACACCGTCAGCATAGGCAATTGCATCGGCGATACAGACTTATAACCTGTAGAACCGAAGCAGTAGGTTGGTCAAACCTGAACCTTGAAACAGCAATCGCTGGCGATGTAATGTACATGATAGTACAACATCTTCCCCTCTTACTAGCACTTAACCAAGCTCAAGATTTATTCTTGAGCTTTTTCTTTTATACTAAGGATGTCTAGGGCACTTTTTTGTATAGCGTTGATGTTAGTGTATAATGCTTATCGTAACCAGTAGTAGCGGTTTACATAATACGAGTTACTAAGATAAAATTTATGTGCAAAATCCAGCTACCAGCTACTACGGTGGCTGGATTTTGCATTTTAGGAGGGTTTATGGAAGAAGACATGTTCCATATAACACAAAAAAGACAGGTTGTTGACCCTAGGGTTGACATCATAAATAAAAGTACAGTACCACTTCTTAAGGTAGCAATGCATGAAATGGGCTTTGAGATACCACTTGAGTTTGCACTGTACAACCAAATACGTTTCTATGAGGAATTCGGCAAACTGAACCTTGGATACAACGTAGCCTCAGCGGAGACTCTAGCAGACCAGTTTGGCGTAACTAAGAAGCAAATACTCAAAGCATACGACAACCTAACTAACAAACGTGGGCTTGGAAAATGGATTACTAGCCAGCAACCAATATGCCGAAATGTACGTCGAACTTGGGTGTCCAATGCACGCCTGAACCGTAAGGGTTGATGGCTTTGTTTGTAAGACGCCCGACCAGACTTTATAGGTCGGGCGTCTTTTTTAAATAGCGTTAAAATTGTAGTAATAAAAGAGAATCCCCACCTGTTACAGTGGGGTTTTGCGTAGTCACTCTTGTAGCCTTTGCAAGCTACATTAACTATGCTATCATACCTAAGACTATTTGCGTAGTCGCCAACTGTGAGGGTAATCACTGTAAGAGGCGATAACCACACGGATACCTTAACCATACCGAACCAAAGAACGACGCATGAACCGATGACCTAGGCAGCATCCTAGGAGTAGGGGACTAGCACTGGATTAACAACTTTGGGACGGGAGGGAAGGACAACGGCTGGAAGCGTGGGGCCTCTCTATACCACACTCGTCAAGTATTTATCCACAAGGGGGATTATGACAACTCTAGACACAAGCAAAGACCCATACGGCCGTAGTTATTACGCCAGCAAAAAGCGCAGGCAGTTCGATAAGCTGAAACAAACACCTGAGTTTCAGGCTTGGCGCAAAAGACAGTTTCGTATTCAGCAAGGCAAGTGTGCGTACTGTAAGATACGTTTATACAAGAACAACATCGTCACTCACGTTGATCACATCGACCCGCTTTACTACGAGGGCACAAACGACTATGACAACCTTCTACTAGCTTGTCGTCGGTGCAACACTAAGAAATGGGTTAACGACCGTTACGTTAAGCCCGACTGGATCAAAAAGCGTGAGGCGAAGCTAGAACTTAAAACTGCTCGTTACCATCAGCGCAAGCAAATGCAAGAGTTAGTAGCGCAAGAACTCGATGAACGCATAGCACATGAAATTAGGGGGTGGGCGTAAATGAAAGAAAAGAAACCAAAAACACACAAGCATCAATACACTCGCAAATACATGCCAGAACAGGTTGATCATATTTGGTTAGGTGACAACAACCTATCTTTTAATAGAGAGCGAATGCAGTTCGTATTAGATGTCTGCAAGTGTGGTAAGACCCAAGCAGCCGACCTTATACCAATAAACCGTGATAAACTAAAAGCATAAAGGAGCTACTATGCCACAATCACCCTTACGAGAAACAGTAACAGAAGACAAATGGCTGGATTACCTCTCAGCTACTGGTACAACCGAAGAAGCAAAAGAAGCAATCGAAGCTTACCTAAACGATGACATTATCGTGAATGAAGCTACACAACCAACACCAGAACCAACGCCAACTGAACCTACCAACCCAACACCCACACCACCAGTTCCGACAACTATTGATATGGCTGTTGCTGGCCTCGAATACGCAGAGAACACAATTCCTGGCACTGAGGGCACAAACTACTTTGTTAACTCGCTTGATCTTTACAAGTCACTCGCTGCTGACGGCTTTAAGCGCATTAGATTACCCTTTATCACTGAACGTCTAAGCAAAATCTACAAGTCACAAATCGACCTAAGCATTGGACGCGCTGAGTCTTCTGGCTTGAAAGTATGGCTAGACTTTCACGACTATGGCCGATCAATTGACCTACAGTCACGTGTAGACATGGCTATGGCCTACAAGGGCGTCGACTCGGTTGAAGCTATCGAGATAGATAACGAACCACATGAAGGCAACGTCAGCGAGCGTGACTGGTACGCACACGCTAAACGGATTACCGAAGCTATGCAGTCGGCAGGATGGAACAAGATTATCGGTGTACCAATCTACCATTGGTCATCAATGGATAACTTCGCTGACAAAAAGCTTGATCTAGATCCACCAGTTAAGGGCGACAACATCCGCTACATCTTCCACAACTACTTTAATGCTGGCAATACAGGCTTTAATCATCCAGCACAACCGAACGAACCAGCCGATTTACACGTTCAACGACTTAACTACGTAGAAGAATGGGCCCGTAGACGCGGTGTAAAGCTCGCTGTGACCGAATTTGGTGTTCCTGCGACTCAGGAGTGGATAGACAACGCAAAGCCCTTTGTAGAGGCTTTAAAAGCGTCAGACGTGGTAACGCACGCTTTCTATTGGGCGACAGGCCGAGGCTATACATCACAGACAGCCTACAAGGCTATCCACAAACAACTATTCTAGCTTGACACATACAAAGCGTTCATGCTAAGATACAAGCATCAACAAAGGAACAACGCTTGATGGTTATCGAAATCAAACAGAAGAAAACGAGGGCTAAAAGGATTAGCGTCTCAGTGAATAAGCCGTATTGGTTTCGATACCTCGAGCTAGAAGGTAATAGCAATGATCGTCTCAGCAGGAAAACTAGTAGTTAACTTAGCAGTGTTATGGTTTGGTGCATTTACCATATCCTACCTTGCTTGTTGTTTAATATTTGGCTTTCCGAATAGGCACCGTAGTGTCATAGCGCAACCAAGACCTAGTCTATATACGCAGTGTTACGTGGTCGAGGCGTATAGGGTATGCCAGCCGTTGCGTGTCAAGCAGTCAGACACGGCAGAGCCAATCAGAGGTTACCAGGAGGAACTTTTATGAAAAGTGTTTACGAAACTATAGTAGCAATCGCAATATCAGTCGTAATTGGAACAGTCATAGCAGTTTGTATAGTGCTTGGGCTGTTAAAGGTTGGATCATGATAGGACAAACCGTTGCTTTCTCAAAACAGGTAAACCTGCTAGTACATCCGTCAGGTGTCATCTGGCAAAAAGGCGAAATCATGGCGTCAAAATTGCGGGAGGTTGTTGTAAACGAACCTAGTAAGCCTACGTTCAACTCAGTTGCACAGGCCACTAGGTTTAAATATTTCTACCTGATTAAATGTGAAGACAGTTACTACGAGCGCATGGAAGACGAAGTTTACATTTTACAGGACGACAACAATGAAACCTGAACACGAACAATTTAAAAAGAACCTAGACGGCTCGACTAAAAGACATCTAATC